AGATTGCGGCTGCAAGGCGCCAGGGTCTCATGGCAAGAGGGCTCCTATGGAGTGTTCAGCAAGTCGGACTACCAGCTCCTGCGCCGCCACGGCTTCTGGCCCGCGCCCTTGACGGTCAGGAGCTGGTGGAAGCACATGCCACCGGCCCCTGATTTTTGGGACGCCTATTCCAAGCCCGTGCCATTGCCGCCTCATCTTCGAAAGTGCATCCCCATGCCACCCAAGCCGGCAACTAAAGCCGATCTGGCCTACGTCAATGATGAACCCTTGCCAGAAGTGTCCTAGAGATCACTGATTACAGGGGAAACCGTCACGATAGAAGGAGTTCGTGCTCCCCATGATCACTTCAACGGCTCCTATGTGGTGACTTCGGTAACCCACAACACTATCCCCGCCATTGATTGACCCATGCCAATGCAAACACCTGAGCAGTACCCCAACGGCGCCATAGTCCGCGACCGGCTGGGGCGCATCTTGTTAGGCGTGGTGGCCTGCAACCCTGAAACAGGGGAAGTGATAAAAGGCACCATGACCGAGGGCGGGAGAGTGGAAACACGCCAGACTTGGCCCGCTCCGCTGACGATTGAGCGCTGTCCCAATAAATTCCTTGAGATGCGCCAAGTATGAACCTGCTTCTGATCACCCCCGAGCCGCCGCCCTCCTAGCCGCCAGCTCCCCTACCGCCTCGCTGAACGTCCGCCCATCCATCGGGGCATCCAACGGCGCCGAGGGCGGAATGCTGCGCTTGCGATCGGGAAACAGGTAGCGCTCGCTGGCTGTTGGTGTCGTCAACGCCCGCTGTAGCAGCTGCCTAGCCTTCTCTTCACTGATCCCCTCCGCCTTGGCCAGGGCCCTAACCCCCTCGCTTTGCGCCTCGCGCCAGAACTCCCCATCGAGCAAGGTGTCACGAATCACCGGATCCTCCTCTAGTACCTCATTTGCAGGCACTGGAACCGGTGTGCAGCGGCACTGCGGGTGAGCGGGGATCACCACCTGATCGGCCGGGAAGATCTGCCCATGGCGGCTGAGACACCACCGGCAGGCCCGCTCATCGGTGGCAGCGACCCACCGGATGAACGCGAAGCCCTCCTTCAGGTTGTGATCGATGGCGCCTTTCACGTAGGCATTAGCCAGCTCACTGCGAGCGATCACCTCAGCCCGCTGCCGGAGCCCCATGCGGGCCGTCTTGCCCGTGGGGTCGGTTGTGCCTTCCAGGGCCCCCACGATCTGCCGTTCCAGTTTCCTGGAGCCCCAGCCACGGGCCACGCCCTCGCTGACGATCTGGGCAATCTGATCACGGAACCGGGCAGACTCGCCTTGCATGAAGGCGGTGGCCGCCTGCGTGGCAGCACGGACCGCCAGCGGGTTGGCCCCGGCATAGGTGGCAGTGGCACCGGTTACGATGGTCTGCAGGGCCGCAGCAGCCTCACCACCAACCGATAGGGCCTCGACTAGATCGGTACTGAACCGCCGCTGCCACGCTGCGATCTCCTCAGGCGGCAGGAACTGCTGTGCATCCCGCAGGATGGCCTGATACTTAGCGGTCGCCTCGCCGGAGCTGTAGGCACCGGGGGCCCTGATCGGGTTCCCCTCGGGGTCCAGGGCCTCGGGGCCGACGGCGTTCAGGTAGACGTTGTAGTGCCGCTTCAGATCGCCTAGGACGCGATCCAGTGCGGTGCGGAGCATGGCGGTGGTGTTCTGCACCATGCGCCCTTCCAGCTCGTCAAGGATGGCGGCGTAAGAGTCAACGCTGCTGATGATGCGGTCGCCCTGGGCCATGGGTTACGGCTGAGCGATGGTCGGCTGTGACTCATCCAGCGGTGTGCTCAGATCCAGCGGCGTGGTCGTGTCGTTCCGACCTGGCGTGGGGGCCCCCAGCGTCGGCCGCTCGCGCCGGATCCTCGCCATCTCATCCTTCACGCTGCTCGTTGCACGGTTGAACCCACCGCGCTGCAGCTCCTCTACTGCGCTCTCCTGGCTGATCAGCGGTTCACCACCGGTTAGGTCCATCAGCGCCTTGGCGCCCTGTGCGTCGAGCGGCGGGACGAAAGCGTTTTCATCCATCGCCAGGCCGGCGCCGACAGGCAGCTGCTCCCCGGTATAGAGGCACCAGATCGCCAGGATGGATTGCATCACGGACTTCTTCCGCTCACCCATCGCCTTGATGCTCACCTGCGTCCGGCCGCCTTCTAGTTGCGCCTGGGTGGCGGTCTTCACAATCTTGCTGTCACCGCTGAGAAAGCCCAGTAGTTGCTGATTGATCAACTCGACAACTTCTTTTATCTGTTCCCGTTGTTCGGCTAGTGATGTTGCTGAGGGTTCGGACCAATAGAACTTGCCTCCTTTTTCTAGCCTGATAACGCTGTTGGGACCGATAACGAGAGGCCTTTCCTGCTGGCCTGGGCCAGGTGGGATGCCACCCTCCTCAACCGGCACCGGCATGGCGCACTTGTGTGTCTTCTCCTCCAGATCGCTGGACTTCCGAAAATGCTGGAAGCAATGCTCGGTCACCTGGCGTAGTGGCTGGCTACCCCTGCCGAACCCGGCCTTCTCAGCTGGATACCAAACCACCGGGCAGATTGTCAGCGGCTTCTGCTTGGCATCTAGGTATTGGCCGTCGTCTACCCTGTCAATGGTCAGCCTGCCATCAGACTCCTTTTTCAGCCTGTAAAGCGTCCACTTCCCGGCCTCGATCACCCGGTAGCGCTCCTCATAGACCACCCCAAAGTCACCATCGGGGGAATCAACCTCAGCCCATTCCAGGAACGTGCAGCGGGTTACCACCTCCACTGAATCGACAATGGCTGTCCGCCAATTCAGACACGTTGAGCGGGTGCGGCTCACCAGATATGGGCGCCGCTTCTGTGCAGCCTCGTTGGCCCCATCGGTGGGTCGACCATCGGGCATCTCCACCAGGATGGGCAGCCCACCATCCCGTAGGCATAGGGCGTCCACGGTGAGCCACCACGCCTCTAAGCTGTTGCCCTCCAGGTCTACGTTATCCATCGCCTTCTCAAAGCTCGGCGGTGGATTCACCACGTTGCTGCGTGATAGCACCCCAGCGAAGGCTTCGATGCCAGCCCGGAAGAAGTCTGCAAACACCGCACGACCCAACCTGCCCTCATAGGCATTAGCCGGTTCCGCTGGTTCAGGTGGAAGATACTTACGCTTGGTCGCCTCACCCTTCAAGCAATACCAGGCGTCATAAGCTCGCTCCAGATCCTCGGCGTGCTCCCGCAGGATCGGATGCCGGAACGATGGCAGTTTGGGGTCGGTTCCAGGATGTTCAGAATGCACCGCCGCCCGTACTCACAGCCTCGTATCTGAGCTTTCCGCTTAGAGCTTTACCGCCTTGGGATGGGGCTTGCGGCGGGCGAACAGGGACGGCTGCACCACCTCGACCGATGCGGGCCTGGGCTGACGAGGGCGCCGCTCACGGGGTGCGGGGGCAATGGTGGCAACGTCGAGCCCTAGGAGACCCTGCTTGAACTGCTCCAGGGTGCGGCCCCGTAGCTGGGTCTTCAGACGGTTGTGGAACTGAATCATCGGCCCCGATGGAAAGGGCCGCTTGAATGGATCAGCCGCCCACCGCTCCAAAAGGCCACGGTCAGCGGGGCGGAGGTTGGTAAAGGCTGCTTCGGTCAGGGCAAACAGGGCGGGGGCAAGGGCCACCTCTACTGCCTGTGGTTGGTGCTGGCTGAACAGTGTCAGCTCGTCCTCCAGCTCAACTGTGCCGACCATGCCGCCGAGCATTTCGGTGATCTCGTCCTCAGTGAATACCGGCAGGGCCTCTACGATCTGCGCCAGGGTCTGGCCCTCGGCTATCAATCTGCGCACCTTGGGGTAGTGCTCGCGCCACTTTGATGGCATCTTCACATCGTAGCCGTGGTCCCTGATGTGGTGTTTGATGGCCCCCTCAATGAACATGCAAACGCAGGTTGAGAGGGCATAGGGCCGGTCTGTGGCGGGGTTGATCCTGTGCGGGTCATAGCGGCGGCACCCGTTGATCAGTCCCTCCAGGGCGGGGCCAATGAAGTCTTCAAAGGGCCTGCTGCAGCGGCGGGACCACTTAGCAGCGGCTGCCTCAGCTAGCCCCTGGTTCTCAACAATCAGCCGTTCAGATAGCTCGGTGCGCGGTGGCGCTCCAGGCTTGGCAGGCTGCTCTAGCGGCACTCCTGCACGAACACCTCGCCGTTGTCGAGCAGCAGCACCTGATCGGCGCTTTGGTGGATTCTCACCGCCGGTGTCGGAAGGCTCCAGCTCCCCCCGAACCTGAATACCTCCAGGGTGCTCCCCTGGCAGGACTGACGTAGCCTCCAGGTTCCGGCTACTGGCTTGCCCCGCAGTTGCGCTAGGGACGCCTTCGGGAGGGTTAGAGAGGGCATTGGTGAGTTGTGGCGTGGTAGTGGTAGTCATGGCAGGCGGCAAGACTCACGAACGCGATCGGCGGCAGCCCCTGCAAACTTACGGGCAGCTTGCAGGTTGTCGGCGTGCTTGATCTCGAACAGGGCGCCGTAAGCCTCCCCGAGGGCATCCCGGCGGCGCAGCTCGCGCTCTGATTCGGGTAGGGGGAATGGGACCATTCGCTGAGCAAGGGCGTACAGGCGGAGCTGGCGGAGTAGGTGGAAGATGCTCATGATTCCGCCTCGCAAGCCCGTTCCTGCAGCAAAATGCGACCTCCATTCTGCACTGCATTCCGCAGGATGCGTCCCAAGGCCCGCTGCCTCTCCTCTAAAGCGACTTGGCGAATGGCATGATCTTTGCGGAGAACATCTAGCGCATCGGAGTCCAGAAAAATGCGGCCAACTGCATTAGCACCAATATCAGCGTAGGCCTGCTGCCAACCAAGCAATGTACTTCCGGCGACTCCAGTAGGGTTGCCTCCCAGATAGTCAATCCGGGTCTCGGGGATTTCCCCTGGCCAGGTTTGCTCCAGCAGCCAATCGACGACGGCGGCGGGCGGAAGGTGCGGGTCGCGGGTCATGGCTGTGGCCTGGGTGGGTTGGGTGGTCATCGGAAGCCGGGGATAGCGGACCGCCGCCGGGGTGGTGGGGTCTCCGGCTGCTGCAGCAGTGCGGTGGACCCGTGGCCGTAGGTGGCGGTGGTGATCCTCATGGGGCCGGTGCTCGCGCAGAAGTTAAGAACCTGCGTGGTTTCATCCACCAGATCATCAAAGGTGCCTGATGGGAAGGCCATCACCTGTCCCACGTACTCGCTTAGCCATGGGGAATGACGGGGCAGGAATACGCGGCCCTGGCGGAACATCACCGCAGCCGCCTCAGCCCGTGCCACCTTGCCGCCGAGGGGGTTGACGGCATGGACGGCATAGGCCGCCTCGCGCTTAAGGGTGTCGATAATCGCTGGGCCGTTTGCCTTGTCTTCGATCAGCAGCTCATTGAATTTCCACACCGGCTGCAAGCGGCGCAGTATGTCGAGTGTGTCGGTGAAGCCCATGCGGCGGTTCACCTGATCGATCCTGAACATGCCTTCCTGCGTCTGCAACCAGAGGCCGATACCCACCATGTCGGACCCTGCCGAATCCTTGAAGGTGGCATCCACTGAGGCCAGCTTGCGGATGCCGTACTCGGGCAGCAGTACATCACCTTCCTCCCCTTTTTGGCCTGGCAGCACGTAGAACCGCAGGGTGTCGCGGCTGAAGATGGTTCCAGCGCTTTCGGTAGGGGCCTGCTGGTAGATCGCCTCCCAATCACGGCGGGGGGTGTTGGCCCGTTTACGCTCGATCCATGCCTCATCGAAGCGGGTCGGGTCGAGAGCCCGGCCAGGCTCGCGGTCGTCCTGCTCACGGGTGACCGTGCGAGGGAGGAGCTTGATCACGTTGGCAGGGGTAGCCTCAATCGGCATTGAAACCACATGCCAGGGCTCGCATTGGGCAGTGAGCCCTTCCTTCTCCAGTTCCTCGTTCTTGGTCAGCAGGTAACCGATTAGGTCGTTGCTGTGCCAGCGGGTGTGAACGATCACCACGGCATTGCCCGGTTCTTCCCGTGTGCTCAGCACCGAATCCCACCATGAATGAACCTGCCGGCGCCAGGCGGCGGAATCGGCCATCTCGCGGGATTTGATCGGGTCATCCACCACGATCAGATCGCCGGGGTTGCCGGTGCCTCCCCCTACTCCTGCAGTCCAGAGGCCACCGATACCGCTGGTTCCCCACTTCTTCACGCCACCTGAGGTCGACGAGAGGGCCCCGCCGGAAGCGGTGAAGTAGTCGCGGGCATCCTGGGAGAACCCTTCGGCAAGGGTGGCGGTGTGGCAGCCGATGCCGACCGATCGGTTCGGGTAGCGGCGCAGGAAGTAGCCCGGCAGGAAGATCGAAAAGATGGTGCTTTTGTAATGGCGCGGGGGAAGCTCCACCATCAGGCGGCAGATCTCGCCATCGGCGACACGTTGCGCCAGGGCTACTAGACGGTGGGTGTGGGCGCTCCAGGGGAAGCTGGGGCAGACAGAACGGATGTACTCCTCAAAAGTGCCGACGATTGGGGCCTGGGTCTT